TGGCGATTAAACAGATCATCACCAACTGTGTTTTGGATATTGACGTTGATGATCTACCCATGTTTGATTTGGAATACGTCCTTATACACATCAGATCTAAGTCTGTCAACAACGAAATTGAGTTTAGTGTAGTGGATGCAGAGACCGAAGAAAGCATCAAACTCAAGCTTGACCTGAACGATGTCAAACTACAGGTCAACGAAAAGCACAGTAAGAAGATTGCCGTCAACGATGACTACACTCTTATTATGAAGTATCCGACGATTGATAAAATCAAAGAACTTCGTGAATCAGAAGATTCCGATTACAATCTAATGGTAAGTTCGATTGATATGTTGATCAGTAATGACGGTGACAAGATCTACAAGTTCTCTGAGTTCACCAAAGAAGAAGTCACGACATTCATTGAGGATCTTAATGCCAAGACGGTTGGCGATATCAAGTTCTTCTTCGAGACGTTACCAGTGTTGCGTGTTGAGTTTCAATATAAGAACAATCTAGGCAACGACAGAACCTTCGTATTGGAGGGTTTGAACAGTTTTTTTATCTAATGGTGAGTCACAGCGACTTGGCTCACTTCTATAAAAACAACTTTTCTTTGATGCAATATCATAAATATTCTCTGACGGATATTGAAAACATGATACCATACGAACGTGATCTGTATATTACTATGTTAATAGATTCACTAGAAAGAGACAAAGCAAATGGCTGATCCAGCAACAAAACCAGAAGAATCGTCAAAGATTAAAGAACTCCTTGACGCAGTGAATGCTAGCAGTGGGGCTAATAAACTTGGCATCAAGGTTGACTATGCGGCTGGTTCAATGCTTGAAGGTAGTTTGAATGACCTCAAGAAGTCTGCCAAACTACAAGTCGATTACTTGGGTCAGTTGGTTGGATTTCAGGAGCAATCTCTTAAGGACGCCAGATTAAAAAGCGTCCAAGGAGATAACACTGAAGGACTCCAAAAGAATAAAGAAGGTATTGGTGGCGATTTAAGTAAAGCTGGAGCGGCGGGATTAATGGCTGCAGCTGGTACTGGTGGTTTTGGCAGTATAGTCGGATCACTCCTAGGTGCTTTAGATACAGCTTGGTTAGCGTGGAAAGCAAAGAGCTTGCTGAAACCGGGCAAAGGACCAGCAGGCGAACCTGCGAATGCAAGAGAAAATGTTGATGCGGCGACCGAAGAGTCTAGAGCAGAAGCCAAAAGAGCGGCAGATGCCAGAATCGCAGAAGCCAAAAGAGCGGCAGATGCCAGAATCAGAGCGGCAGAAGAAAATGCTTTAGCTGAACAAAAACGAATCGACTTAGAGGCGGAATCAAAAGCGAAACTGGCAGAAGCGCAAAGACTTAGGGATGAAGCGAGAGTCAAAGCAAATGAGGCGAGAGGTGAAAGAGTATCTGACCGTACAGGAAAACGCATATATGGTGCGGCAGCAGATGCACAGCAGGGCCGATTGGATAGAGAATCTCGACTTTCCGATTTGAATGCGGCCGAAGCGGAAAATCGTGCCACCGCAGCAGCACAAGCATCAAAAGATGCGGAATTAGCGGCACAAAAAGCAAAAATCGCATTAGAACTTGCAGACGCACAGAGTGCTAAAACCATGGCACAATTGGCTGCAGACGATGCTACAAGATCCGCAAGTAAAATTAGAGTTAATAAACCACCAGGATTAACGAAAAGTGCTGCAGCTTTAGAAAGTATTTTTGCCGCTGACACAGGCGAAACAGCGGCCCGCTTCGGCCTTGGCAGACTTGGTGGACTTGCTCTTGCTGGTGCAGAAGGTTTGGGTACGATTGCAGAAGTTGCGTTGGGCCCAGAAGTTTTAGCGGCACAATTAGCAGCACAAATAATATTTGACCCAGAAGCTTTGGGCGAAAAAATAGGTAACGATGATGATGTGTCTGGTGCATCTATGAAAGAGTTACGTGATGTGATCGTTCCTTTATTTGCAAATAAAGGAAATAAAGCAATACCTGATGTAAAAAAAGAATTAAAAAAATTTATGACCACATTTGGGGGTCAAGACAATTTTTCTGATGCTGGAAAAACACTACATTGGTTATCCGAAGCTAGTGATCAAGAATTATCAAATTTTGCTGCAACAGTAATGAGGGATTCTAAAACAGGAACATTCAACCCCAAAGCTACTATAAATCCAAAATCTATCAAAAATAGAGCAGGCATGGCCATGCCTTTAAACGATATCACTAACAATCGTGACCGTCAAAACATAGACGTTCGTGATCGTTCTTTACTCACCGCACCACAAGCTTCATCCACACCGCCTATTGTTGTAATGCCACCGCAATCACGACCAGACGGAGGCGGTTCTAATATTGTCAACTCACACAACACTCAGAACACTACGGTCATTCAGAAAAATGACGCATCAACGAGTCTGGCTATGGGGTGGACCATGCTTGGCTATGGATTTGGTTCAATGCCTATGGGGCAATAATGTAAAAGGGGAAGCTTTCACTTCCCCCTCTTGATTAATCTTCTGCGAGTGTCTTAAAGAAACTCATATCTGGATCATCATCGTCAATGTCTGGAGATGGAGTCTCTGCCAGTTTAGGAGCTTGACGCTCTTTGAACTTAGGAGTATAATCCATCTCCTCGTCGTCCTCAGCAGCATTGCCTGTGGGTGCGTGGTTGCTGCCGTCAAGACCAAGAACCTTGTAGAACTTAGCCTTGAGTTCCTCATAAGACTTGAAGTTTTTAGGATCGACGATCTCTTTGAGGGAGTGTTCCTGCTTGTAGACCGCTTCAAGGGCATCATCGTCAGTCAGCAATGGGCCCTTAGGCATAAAGTCTGACTTGTCGTAGTTCTGATAACCTTCGTACTTGCGGATCTTAAGCTGGAAGTTTGCTCCTTCCCACAGATCAAATGGGTTGATTTTTTCTTCACCGTATTGTGGTGCCATCAAATCCTTGAGCTTCTCAAAGATTTTCTTACCGTACTTATACAAGAATACCTTGCCTTCGTTCGAAGGATCGGCAGGGTCTTTTACGATGTAGATGTTTGAGTAGTAGTTCTCACGGCGCTTCTGCTTACGTACTTGTTTACGTGCAGGCGAATCGTCGTCTTTGGTGGAGTTCCAAAGTTCAGAGTTGAACTCAGAAACAGGGTCAGGAAGACCTAGAGTGGTGAGTGAGTTCTCAATGTAGTAGATGCCGTTTGGTCCTTGAAAACCGTGATCCCAACGGCGAACCCAAGGCATATCTTCGCCTTCTGGTGGGGGAAGGAAACGAATGACTGCGTAACCGTTGCCAGCCTTATCGACTGCTGGTTTCCAATACTTTTCGGAGTCGTCGTTGTAACTTGACTTGCCCATCTTGGACAGTTGATCGTTCAGGCTCGACATAGCCGAAGAACGATTCTTTTTGAGGTCTGCGAAATTAACCATGGTAGTATCCTTATGTTGCGGAATATTGCGATGTATTGCGGAATGTGTTTACGATTGTAGTCTTTACTTTGTCTGCGTCAAATGTCAGAAACGGTCTGTACTTGATGCATTGTCTCTTTATATCAGGCCAGATGATTTTGTCAACTAGTTTTTTGTCCCAATATCGAAAAACATTTGTCACTTCGTTTATCATAATCAAGGTCTCAGGGTGAATCTGTTTTGATTGATACGCTCTGAGGATTTTTGGATGTTGACCGTCTTTTGATAACAAATTGGTATCGAAGTCTTCATCCAAATTATTTATATCCTGTTGTAAGACATACATTAACGATTGTTGAACTTTCTTCCAATCACTGTATATCTTTTCAGTCTTTTCATCGCCTAGATCACCAATCCATAGAGAAGGATTACGTACCATGTTGGCTAGGATATAGTCTTTTGCATCTGATCGCTTTGCAAGCTTGTAGAAGAAGAACTTGTCTTTCCTGTTCTCGAATGCTAGAGATGATGCGTTTACCTTACCGTTATACTTGAAGAAGTCATAATCGGTGTTGAAGTGCCTTTTTAGGGCAAGGTAGTATACGTACAGTTCGAAGGCGTCTTTTGTTGAGTAGATGCTCATACTGGTAATTTTGCTGTCTTTTCTGCCATAAGGTTTAAAGTCTCGGCTTGTTCTCGAACCTTCGATTTAAGAACGACTGAACGTCTAATGATTTCTCCAATCAATTCAATTTCGACATTATGTATTTCAGAGTAATGAACCAAGGCATCAATAAGTGTAACATCCTTATTGACATAATTCTCAACTTCTTTTAGAATGACTTCTGCTGTTAATTGCATATTACTCATTCAGAGTTTTAATGCCGAGTGCCCAGTTTTCAGCAGCGTCTTCTACATAATGAAGTGATTTACCCTCGAAGCTTTCGGTCTTGAACAGATCACCATTTGCATTGTGGAAATGAATTGAGTATCCACGATCTTCTTTGACTACTTCGGCTCTTGCTCTAGAGTTGTTGTTCTCATAGAATGTTGATATTAGTTGCATGGTTTCCCCTTATAATGTACAGTTTGGGGAGTGCCGAAACACTCCCCTTATTGATTAGAACTTAAGTTCAGCACCGATAATAGCACCATCAAAGTTAAAGTCAGCATCTGAGGTGGATTTGACGTATGTCACAAGATCCAACTTTCCTGTTGGGTAGTATTCGACGCCTACAGTGGCTCCAGCGAAGACGATATCCTGTAGATCAACATCAGTGCTAACATACACTGAGAGGCCTTCTGCGGGGACGTAACGCAGTTCGGGAGTGGCTGTGGTAGTCCATAGTTCAACGCTGGTGTTGTACTCGACGACGATATCGTTATTAAACTGAACACCAGTTTTACCTAGTTCAGCTGCGAATGCAGAGCCAGCGGCGAGTACAAGTGCGGTTACGGTCATAAGAAAAGTTTTCATCATTGTCATCCTATATTGTTTGTGTTGGTGATGGGATTCTGTTTCAAGGTTCCCATCGGACCCATGTAGATTAGGCTGCTAGGGCGTAAGCTACAGGTGCGAAATTTTCATTTGCATTTGTAATTTTCTTCGCATTAACCCAGCTTAGATCGGGGTAGCTCCATCCTGCCTAGTTCGCCTGTCGATCCTGTTTTACCCCCAGCAAAGATACACCACATGCGACTTCCATATTGGCTGCAACCCTGTTAACAAGGCCGAGTGTATCCGTGGTGGAGGTAACGGGTACTGCCCCCGTGTCCAGAACGTGTTCAGTGAATATCATCACTACAAGGTTATTTATAACATAGGAAATAACGTCTGTCAAGTGTTATCCATGTTCGTATCGTCTAATCTTCTCTTCATGTGTCATGTGTCGTTTAACATACTCTTCAGGAACCTTACCGATACCTACGACACGATCCCATTCACGTTGGGTGTACGTAGCTTGATCCCAAGGTAATTGGGTGTAAGTAGATTCGACGGTAATATTGCCATTTTCATCTTTTTTATCCATTCGGTTCGTCCTTATAGAAGATGTGGTTGTCTATACGTGAAGTACGAGAGTAATCAACATTCCACTTAGGATCTACCTTTGTTGAGTGAAACATGATAGACCCATCAGTCGGATCCTCATATTTATTATAATTCAACATCACAGATTCGGCAATATGTAAAGCTTCGAACCAAGCTTTGGTGTCTTTAGGTTTATCCGACTTACCGTCATTAGTCCAAGAGAACTGATCTTTCTCCCAAACCACATCACATATTGTCTTTGGATAGTGAGTCGAATGTGTTCGATTTAGCGTGACCCAAGCCACAGCTGTTTGTCCTAGTTTAGATTCCCCTCTAGACTCAAAGTAAATATTGAGAGCTAAACATTTTTTCTGTTTAATATCTACAATAGGATTTGGTATTGTTATAGTAGGTGTGACTACTAGTGGGAATTTTAATGACATATTAGTCATAGCAGTCGTATCGACAATAGTATATTTAATCTCATCTGTAATGGGTTGATCATATGGTGCCTGTTTGGCACTTACACTTATCATTACCATACTAGTTATTATGGCAGTGGAAAGTATAGTACCTAATGAGGTTATGATTCTCATTAGCTCTAATCCTTATATTGTTGCTATAGCTCATTATACACACTCCTGAAGAGTTGTCAACGAATAAATACTTATATGCAAAAAAGGTAGGATTGCTCAGATGTCAGAAAAAAGCAGCC